TCTAAACGATGGCAGGGTTGGTAGACGGAACCGTAGGGTTACTGTACGGTTACTGTCGGTGCGCCCCTTGAGGGCGCTCACCTGTTTAATTCGCCTCACGGCTCATATTGTAGCGCCCAGTAGGGTGTCGCCTAGTAGCGACACGCCGTTGACTGGTAGGCTCTCTAGTATGACAACTATCGCGGCGCTTGAAGGTATTGATTACGCGGTTCTAGTAGCTGACTCACAGATTACAGAAGATAACCTAGTAACTCTTGCCACTAGTACGCCAAAGATAGTTGAGGTGGGTAAGTATCTCATTGGTTTATCAGGTGATACTAGGCCAGGCGATATTCTTTCCTACAACTGGAAGCCACCACTGTATAAAGGTGAAGAGCCAGCGCAGTTTATGGGAAAGAAAATCATACCCAGTATTATCCAAGCATTTAGCGACAACAACTACGACTACAACAAGGTGGACAAAGATGATGGCTTCGATTATCTCATTGCTTTTAACGGTAATATCTTTCGTATTGCTTGTGATCTCTCTTTTTTCCAAGCAAATCACGGAGCGTATGGCATTGGTTCTGGGGGCCAGCTTGCTCTTGGCTACCTGTATTCAATTGTCAAACCTGATATGGACCTAGCCTATTCAAAGAGACACGCCCGTAGAGCCGTAGAGATTGCTTCGGTCCTTGACGCTAACACTAATAAGCCCTTACAGTTAGTGGTCCAGGAAAGGATGTAGTAATGGAGTTCAATACATTTGATTATGTAGAACCAGAGTTTAAGAACGTTATGGCAACAGGTGAATATGCTGCACACTATTGGTTTGAGCAAGGTTGGAAGGCTTGTAGACTTGCTTTCTTATTATACGACCAAGCACAGAAGGCTGGAGCACACAGAGTATGACATCATTTCTTGTTGGTCTAATGGTTGGAATGTTAATCGCCAGAGCATTTGATTTATGGGTAGATTGGAAGTACAAGAAGTGACTGACCCAAAGGAACTACTACTCACTGCTCTTAAAGCAGGTGATGCAAAGCGTTCACGTTCTACACAAGTACAGATAGGACCATCAGAGTTAGGTGGCTGTCGTCGTAAGGTCTGGTATAGATTAAATGACCAGCCTGAAACCAATGACAACGAGATGAAACTCGCTGCCATTATGGGTACTGCTATCCACGCAGAGATTGAGAGAGCGTTAGCAGATAACCCTGATGTAATGATTGAAACAGAAGTTGAATACAACGGTATGAAGTCGCATATTGACTGCTATGTACCTGCCACTGGCGATGTCATTGACTGGAAGACAAGCAAGGTACGCAACCTTTCATACTTCCCATCAACACAGCAACGCTGGCAGGTACAGACATACGGTTATCTATTGGCTAAGAATGGTCACGATGTAAAGCGTGTATCTCTAGTTGCTATTGCACGTGATGGTGATGAACGAGACATCAAGGTACATACTGAAGATTATGATGAGAGCGTTGCAATGCAAGCATTGAATTGGTTGGAAGCAATCAAGGGTGCAGCAGAAGCGCCAGATCCAGAACGCGATGCAACTTACTGTAAGTTCTATTGTAAGTTCTACGATGCATCAGGTGAGATGGGATGCGTTGGTATAAAAAAAGAACATACACCAGTGACTGATATAGTCATTGAAGATGCAGACATTGACAAGAATGCATTGCTGTATCTACAATTAGCAGGACAAATCAAGGAGTTAGAGAAGCATCAGGATTCTTTGAAGGCTTCTTTTGAAGGGTTACTGGGTACTACGCATTCTGGTATTGAAGTCAGTTGGACAACAGTGCGAGGTCGTGAAAGTATTGACAGTGAAGAAGTAGAAAAACTTATTGGATATGTGCCTAAGAAGTTTGGCAGTGAATCACAACGGTTATCAATCAAACAAACTGGAGGAAAATAAATGGCTGCAAATGCAACAACAAAGATACAAGTCAACTATGGCAAGGATGGTGTTCTTGTAAATGTTTATGCTGATAATCAAGGTGAATTAGAAGCATTACTGGCTAGTGTCCAGGATGTATCTTCATTGATTAACTCTGTTAATGGATCACTACGTGGTGCACCAGTTGCATCAGCACCAACAGTTGAATCAATTGCAAAACAATTTGAAACACCACCTGTTGCTGCACCTCAAGTTGTAGAAGGACAAGCCCCGACCTGTAAGCACGGCACTATGGCGTTTCGTAATGGAACCTCAGCACGTGGACCTTGGAGAGCGTGGATGTGTGCTGCACCAAAGGGTGCAGTAGATAAGTGCGAAGCAATCTTCCTAAGATAATTGAATGCGGGAACCTCGTGAGTACGAGAACCCGTTATGTGCACAGATAGGTGGTGACTTCTGGTTCCCTGAAAGAGAAGAGGGAGCAGTAAGTTACGTTGATGGTCAGTATGCGAAATCAATTTGCAGAGGATGTTCTCATAGAATTGAATGCGCTGAGTGGGGAATCCGCAAAGAAGCATTTGGTATATGGGGTGGGTTAGCCCCACGTGAGCGTTTGAGTATAAGAAGAGACCGCAGAATAAATCTTGGAGGGGATGGGGAAGTTGCTTAATCTAAAGCGGGCACTGGGCACTAGCACTATCAAGGCTGTGCCCCTGCCTGATGTATGGACTGGCCTTGCTGGTGAGTCCATTAAATTTAGACGAGGGCAAGTATGTATGGTTGCTGCTGCACCGAATGCTGGTAAGAGTATGTTTGCTCTTGTCTATGCAATCAAGGCAAAGGTACCAACACTTTTCTTTTCAGCCGATACTGATACTGCTACAGTCTTGATGCGTTCAGCAGCGCAGATCTCAGGGCATACACAGTTAACAGTTGAATCCAATATGGAATATAAGGATGACTTCTACGCTGACCACCTAACCAAGATGTCGCACATACAATGGGTCTTTGATTCAAGTCCATCACTCGATGACATTGAATTAGAAATCAAAGCCTACGTTGAACTCTTTGGCATAGCACCTGAGTTAATTATCATTGATAACTTAATGAATGTTGCAGCCGAAACAGACAATGAATGGGCAGGACTACGTGCAATTATGATGGAACTGCACGATATGGCACGCAAGACAGAGGCTTGTGTCTTAGTACTTCATCACGTATCAGAACAATCAGAGTATGGGTCACCGTTGATGCCACCTCCACGCCGTGCTATACACGGTAAGGTCAGTCAGTTACCCGCTCTTATACTTACACTAGGTTATGACCCATCACAGGGTATGTTGCGTGTGGCTGCAGTGAAGAATCGCTTCGGTCCACACACAGCAGATGCTTCTAAATGGGCTACACTATTTGTTAACTTTGCAGCGTGTCAGATAGGAGACCAAGATGCACAAGGCAGGGCATACTTGCACTCTAATATGCAAACGGTGTACTAATGCATAAAGAGAAGAGCATTGGAAAGATCTGGCTATGTATTGGTATCAGTAAGCAGATAGCATTCGGCTTTGTAATTAATAAATACTTTGTCAGTGTTGATGTTGGACCATTCTATATAACGGTGGAGTTCTAATGTCTAACAAGAACGGACGTAAAGGTTCTCAGTTTGAGACAGATGTAATGAAGTGGCTCCGCAATGCGGGTGCTATGGCAGAACGTTTGACTAAGGCTGGGGCAAAGGATGAAGGAGATATGGTTGTTATCATATCTGGGGAAACTTACATCCTTGAACTCAAGAACAGGCAGACCCTTTCCCTGCCTGAGTTCTGGAGAGAAGCGCAAGTTGAGGCGCTTAACTATGCAAAGGCACGAGGTCTTGGGGAAGTACCTATGTCTTATGTTGTAGTTAAGCGTCGCAACGCATCAATAGATCAGGCTTGGGTAATCCAAGACTTAACTCAATGGCTAAAGGAGAAACAATAATGCCAGTACCAGGCGGAGAAATAACAACGACAGAGATACTAGTACCAGAAGTTGAACCAGAAGAAGTAGATGATAGTTCAACTAAGCAAGGATGAGGTACGAGTCTGTACCTTGTTAGCAACAGAGCGTTGGCTTGCTAAGTATGGGTCAGTAGACAGACCTAACTATGCAGAAGGTAAGAAGAACGGCTACTTAGAGCACGAACTTCTTGCTAATGTGCGGGCCAACGTATCTGAGTGGGCTGTTGCATCATTGACTGATACTGCGTGGAACGTACCGTGGTATCCCAATGAACTACACCCACGCCGTGCAAAACTGCCTGATGTTGGTAACAACTTTGAGGTACGCACTGTACGCACACGTGATTCTATTCCATTCTGGAGTAAGGATAACGGGAAGATCTTAGTAGGCACAAAGATTCTTGATGAAGATTATTACTCACAGGTTGAAGTCTATGGTTACTGTAACCCTGAAGAGTATGCAACGTCCCAGTACAGGGATGAGGTTATCGGTGGCTGGCGTGTACCAGTAACAGAACTGAAGGAGTTCAAATGATTTGTTCTAACTGTATGAAAGGTGGAGAAGAGAACTCTCTTACCCATTACAAACGTGCCTCTAATTGGCACGAGAAGTGCAACGACAAGGGGTGTGTATGCCAGCACAAGACTGGTCCAGGGTACGTAAAGCGGGAGGGTTCAAAGGTCCCGTTGA